AGGATCGTTTTACGGGGAATTTTCCCAGCGACGACGCGGCGGTTTTTTTCGGCGGCAACAGCGATGTAACGCCGACCAAATTACTCGAGCCCTCGGTCGACAGCGGCGGCGATATAGCGTTTTTATGGCCGACTATGATCTATCAGAGAGACCCGTCCGAGCAATTCCTCGGCGAGATGATCGACGTCTATCCTTGCAGCGTTCAAGGTATCGGGGCCGTGTCCGAGGACACTTTGACCGACGCGAATGGCGACGTTTATTTGCTATTTCAGAATTGTAACAGGACGGATAATTGGGCGTTTTTCGCTATAAAGAGGACTTTTTAAAATGGCATACCAAACCGGCACGAGCACGACTATCGAGGATTTGCTTCAACAGCTCTCGACGTTCCTGGTGGCGAATGGATGGGTCGAGGACTTTGCCACGACCGGCGACCCTGGCCGGATCGGCTTTAGTAAAAACGGGATTTTCGTCGCGTTCCAATACACCGAATCAGTCGACGGCGGCGTGATCGCCGTTTATCAAAATCTCTCAAACGACGATCCGGTAAATGTCTGGGCCTCGACCGGCAACTCCGGCAACGGCGTCGCGACCACGACCCGCTCGCTATTCGATACGGCCCGACACGTGGGTTTAATCGCTGGCCCTCACGCGGCTTATCACTTTTTCGAGCAAGATAGTAACCCTGCCTATTGTCATATAGTCCTCGAGCCTGATACTAATCGATTCCGCCATTTTGGTTTTGGCGAGCTCGAAAAGATCGGCGACTGGGGCGGCGGCGAGTATTGTTACGGCCACCAGTGGTCACAAGCGGCCTCGCAACTCGACAACCCGAGAGACCAACAGCACAATGTTTTGCTGGACGGAAATGGCAGCTCGACGCTTTTCAGGGCGACCCTCCACATGGAAGATCAACCCGAGGGCGTCGGCGTGGTTTGGGGAGTGGTCGGACGAAAGGGGCCGTTCCCCGCTTCAGGTCTCGACTCCGCCGGCAATGATCGCTCTAATCTTATGGGCGGGTCACGCGGCGGGCCGATTGCTTGCCAAATGTCACAATTTCGGGTCTCGCAATTAACGGCCTTTAAGCCATTAATCCCGATGGCTGTTTTCGTCGGCAACACTAGCCCAGCGCCGGACGTTTTACGGCTCCTCGGCACTCACCCCGACGTCCGCCTTATCAATATAGCGAACCTCGACCCAGGCGAGACGTTTGTCATTGCCGGCGAAACCTGGTTCGCGTTCCCGTGGGTCAGAAAGCAATTTTTACAGAATAACACCGAGGAGAGCTGGAACGGCGGTTTCGCCTACCGTCAGGAATTAGCGTAAACGATGGCCAATTTTCCGACACTGGCGCCAGGCTTCCCGCTCACCGTCCCGAATGACCAGGTCGGGGCGGCTGGCGGTTTGCGCCTCCTCCTCCCGAGCCGAGGCCCGACCGCCTATTTCGATCCGCCGACCGCTCCCGTCCCGCTGTCCCGAGCTCCAGCCGGCCAGATAGGACTCACCGACGGATCGCGATCCGGCCGGCGCCTCTCGATGTTCTCAAACTCGCCGGTCTCGACGGCGTTCTCAGCCTGGGGAGTCGGCGCCGCCGGCCTGGCGCTGACGAGGGAGGTCAACCGGAACGCGCTCGACGCTGTTGCGGTCGATCGCCAAACCGTGATCGAGGCCGAGGAGCCTGGCGGCCTCGGGCTCGCCGTCGGCCAGGAGTGGTTCGAGAAGTGTCACGTTATCCCTGGTTCGATCGCCCTCGGCAATGTGCTCTCGATTCAAGTCCGGACGATCGAATTATTTAACGCTTTCCGCCGGCCGCTCGAGACGATTACCTGGACGGCTTTCGTCAACAATACCGGCGGCGGAATCACCGTGACAAATCTCCCGCTCCTCCCGTTTGTGATCGAGGCATTTGCCAGTTTTATCGTCGACGTGACGATCTCGACTAGCGGGCCGCCGTCAATTTCGGGGACGCTCGATTTCACTCTCTCGGCCCCGACGGCCGCGACGATCCAGGTGCCGATTACTGGCAACCGGATCACGATTTTTCAATACCGGCCGCAAACGCCGATCCGCGAAACCCTGGCATTTAAAACCGACGTGATCCGGCTATTTGATGGCACCGAGCAACGGATCAAACTCCGCGAGGCGCCGCGCCAGGCTTTCGATTTCAAAGTCCGCACCGACGACGACCGGACTCGCGACTCGATTAATGCCGTTTTGTTCGACTGGCAAGCGCGGGTATTTGGCGTTCCTGTTTGGCACGAATCCGAACCGCTCGACGCTGCGATCGCGATTAACGACCTGGTGATCCAGGTCGACACGACGACCAGCGACTACCGCGTCGACTCGCTTGTGATGGTTTACGACGGCGATTTTAATTTCCTGGCGCTCGAGGTCGAGTCATTCACGGCGAGCTCGATCACTGTAAAAACCGCTTTCACAAAGGCTTTCGATATACTGTCGACGATCATCATGCCGATCCGCACGGCATACACTAAGCCGAGCCTCCAGAATGTTCGTTTCGCCATCGGCCCGAGCGACTTCTCTATGACTTTCGACGTCCTCGACAATGTCGACCTGTCGGATATAGGAGCCGCGACGACTCACCTCGGCGTCGGCCAAACGATCGCGAAACCCGTGCTCGACGGCTTTAACTTTATGTCTGGCAATACGATCGGCGAGGGAATCCGCCGCAAGACTATCGAGCTCGATCACCAGACCGGCCCGAAAATCACTTTGTCGCCCTGGTCGAAAGGCAAGCCGACTTATCAATTCGCGACCGAGGCGAAAAGCCAGCTCGAGGTCTGGAATTTTCGGAAGCTAATGCACTTTTTGAAAGGCTCACAAACCGCGTTTTATATCCCGACTGGCCGGCGCGATTTTAAACCGCTCGCGGATATAGGCGACAGCGCGACCGGCTTCCAGATTCCGAATATCGGCTGGACTGATTTCGTCGGCTCGGTCACGCCTCGGAGCGACCTGATAATCATACGAACCGACGGGACTCAAAGCCTCCATTTAATCACGGGCTCGACCGTGGCCAGCGAGGACGTCGAGCTGATTACGATCTCGCCGCCGATCTCGCCGGCCTTGCCGCTCGCCGAGCTCGATCGAATGGCCGTTATGACTCTCTCGCGGATTATCGACGACAAGGTGACACTCGAACACCGGCGACCAGGCGAGTCCAGGCTCTCAATTAAATCAATCGGGATTCCGTCGTGAGTTTTTCGCCGATAGAGAACAGCCGCGAGGATGGCAATATCCTCGAGCTTTACGAGTTTCGATTCGGCGTCGAAACGACCAGGCTCACGTCCTACAATAGCGACATAGTTTTCGGCGGCGTGACCTGGACGGCGATCCAGATTTCCCGCTCCGAGGTACAAAACAGCACCGAGCAAGCCATTAACGAGATCAAGATCGAGCTCCCGCTGTCCCATCCGATACCCGCTCAATACATTAGAAACGTGCCTGGCAAGGTCGGGTCGATTCAGATTTTCAGAGCGCACCGCGACGATCCAATCGAGGAGACCATTCTCCTATTCGACGGCTTTATAAGCCAGGCCAGTTTCGACGGCGCCCTGGTGGCGACGCTATCTTGTTCGCCATCCACGAGCGTGTTTAAACGCTCCGGCCCTCGGTTCAATTACCAGTCGCTTTGCAATCATATTCTCTATGATTCCCGCTGCAAAATCCTCGAGGCGGCGTTTCAATTCACGGGGACAGTGATCTCCGAGAGCGGCCGGACGATCGAGGTCGACGGATTATTCGCGGCCGAGGGCGCCGATTGGGCGATCTCTGGTTTTGTTCGATCGCCGGCCGGCACGACTGACGACGCTCGGCTCGTCCTGGCGCAATCGGGCGACACGCTCACCCTGTTAAATAATTTCGCGATCCCCGCGATCGGCGAGAGCGTCGACGTGTTCGCCGGCTGCGATCACTCGCTGGCGATATGCGAGAGCAAATTCGCCAACGTGATTAATTACGGCGGCTTCCCATTTGTGCCAATCAAAAATCCGTTTAACTCTAGTTTGAGAGGCGGGAAATAATGCCATTCGGGGCGATGCTTTTAAACTATCTGATTACGTTCCTGATAACGGAATTACTCAGGCCGAAACCGAACATCGAAAACGCAAAGCCGGCCGGCCTGGGCGACTTTAACGTCCCGACCGCGACCGAGGGCCGAGTCGTCCCGATCATTTGGGGAAAGATTAAACTCGAGGGGCCGAATATAGTCTGGTACGGCGACCTCAGAGCCTCGCCGGTCATTGTGAAAGTGAAAACCGGACTATTCTCCAGCACCAAACAAACGACCGGATATAAATATTCGATCGGCCTCCAGTTTGCACTCTGTCGCGGGCCGCTGAATGGGCCGCTCGATTTTTTGCACCATATCCGAGTCGACGACAATTATGCCTGGGGAGTCGAGGCGAGCACGGCCGACCCGCCGCTGGCTGGCACCGACGCCGGCGCGGTAAGTCTTATCAATCAACCCGAATTTTTTGGCGGCGACGACGCCGGCGGCGGCGGCGGACTCGGCAACCCTCGCGGAGTATTTCGATTTTATGCGGGATCAGAGACTCAGGTCGTCGACGATTATTTGCAGCCGTTCCAAATACCGGCGGGCGTGGCCTATCGAGGGACGGCGTATATATCCTGGCAGCAAGGAGGGATCGGCTCATCCCCGAGCCTCCGGCCGTGGGCGTTCGAGCTCTCCCGATTCCCTGACGGCCTCGACTTGCGGAGCTTCCAGCCAGGCGACGAGATCGTCGACGACGGCGTCAATCCTATGAACGTCGTTTTCGAGGTTTTGAATAATAACGAGTGGGGGCTCGCGATCTCGGGAACCTCGATTAACATCCTGAATTTAAGATCGATTGCCGCCGTCCTAGCCACCGAGGGCCAGGGCTTCGCCTGGATATGGGATAGAGTTTTGAACGTGCTCGAAGTGATCCGCACGGTCGAGGAGCAAGTCGACGGCGTGTTATTCCAAGACCCGATAACCGGCGATTTTGATTTCCAGTTAATCCGCGACGACTACACGCC